TCTTTGGCTCCACAACTAGCTCTTCAACAACAACAGTTTGGGCAGCTACAAGCACAAAACCAAGGAGCTGCTACTCAGGCTAATGCGTTTGGTGGTGGCCGTAGCGATGTAATGACTGCTTTAAATCAGCAGAACGAAATGCTAGCGCAGAACCAGCTTACATCTAATGCATATAACACCGCGTTTAACAACGCACAAAGCCAAATGAATGCAGCTAACCAAGCGGCTTTGACAGGTAATGCACAAGCTCAAACAGGCTATGGTCAAGGTTTAACTGCAGCACAGCAAGCTGGAACTTTAGGTCTTGCAGGTACAGCGCAAGGTCTACAAGGTGCTCAACAAGCAGGTACTTTGGGTATGCAAGGTACAGCGCAAGGATTAACTGGCGCACAGCAAGCTGGTAACTTAGGTATTGCAGGAGCAAATGCTGGACTACAGGGTGCTCAACAAGCTGGAACATTAGGCTTATCCGGTATAAACGCAGGGTTATCTGGTGCTCAACAAGCTGGAACTTTAGGTCTTGCAGGTACAGCGCAAGGTCTACAAGGTGTTCAACAAGCAGGCCAATTAGGTCTAGCTGGAATTCAATCTGGTTTAACAGGAGCACAACAAGCAGGTCAGTTAGGTATTTCAGGAGCACAGACAGGTTTAAGCGGCGCACAACAAGCCGGTTCTTTAGGTATGCAAGGCGCAGCTGTAGGGCTTTCAGGGGTTAATGCACAACAAGCTGGTTATGCTGGTGCTGGTACACAGGCCTCTAATTTGGCTAATATTGGTACACAAAATCTGGCGGCGCAAACTAGCATCCTTGGCACACAAAACACACTGGGCGCTCAACAACAAGCCCAACAACAAGCAGTTATCAATCAAGCTATCCAAAACTACGCCAACACGCAAAACTACCCAATGCAACAGGCATACAATTTGGAAGGTCTTTACACAGGTACTGGCGCAACTGCCAACCAAACTCAGACTCAATATCAAGCTGCCCCAAGTCTTGTTAATACGGCTGCTGGTCTAGGTACTGCTGCTATTGGCGCATCTAAATTACTTGCTGCTAAGAAGGGTGGTAAGGTTAAAGGCTTTGCGGCTGGCGGCATTGCATCCTTGGCTACTGGCGGTTCTGCTCCAGCGGATACTTCTGATAGCGGTAGTTCATTAGCGGGCACGTCGTTGCAAGCAATGTTTAATACGTTTGTTAATGGCCCACAAAGTGCTATTGATGCGCAGCTACAGTCAAAGACTCCTTCAATGGAACAGACTGCGGCTATGCTAGCAAACCAAAAGCGTAAAGAATTACAGACTGCGGCACAAGGCCGGCAAGCTGGTATGCAAGCTCAACAGCCAACTGTTAAAGATCAAATGCTTGCACAAGACATGGCAAAACGGCAAGCAGCTTTACAGCAAATGTACAGCCAACAACCTGAACCTCAGCAACTTCAAGCGCAGCCTGCTGCCCAACAACAGCAGATGGCGCAAAACCCAGTCAAAGAAGAAGGCTTGGATCAGTTACCTGCGCCTACGCTAAAGACAATGGCTGGCGGCGGTATTATTGCATTTAAAAACGGTACTGTAGACGAGACTGTTGGCGCTGCTGCTAATAGCCAGACTCAGACTGACCCCAATGCTCTTTATATCCCGCCTGTATCGGATACCGATAAGAAAATTTGGAATGCCATTACTCACCCTGCTGATACATTACAGGCAGTTAAAGACTGGATGTATTCTGACCCACAATCAAAAATGGTAAGTAAGGCACAATCAGGCACACTAACTCAGGCTGATATAAATGCGGCTTCAGCTCCTGCTGCAACTGCGCCTGCGGCTTTAAGCGAGGCAAACCAAAGCAAGTTTACTCCGTCTCAGCTAGATCAAGCCATATCAAATAATGCCGGTATCAATAAACTTCCTGCTGCTGGCCCTACAAACGCACCTGCCGGTGGTATAAAAGACCTTACCACTGCAAGATCACCTCAGCCCCCAGTTCCGGCACCTGCTCCGCAGCCTACATTTACCCCAGCTCCTGATCGTTTTGCTGATATGGCAATGACCCAAGAAGCTATGGATAAGAAAGTAGCCAGCGAAAAAAATTCTGCTACTGCAGACTTTTTAATGAATATGGGCTTTAAGATGGCTACTACCGTCGGGCCTCTTGGTAAAGCTACTGGCGAAGGCGGTATTGCCGCTCTACCTGGATTGGCTGCAAGCCGTAAGACTATTAATGAACTTGAAAAACAACGTCAAGACTTTAATTTTAACGTGGCCAAGGCGCAAGAAGCTAAACAAAATGGCGATGAGCAATTGGCATTCCACTACGCTAAACAAGCTGACGATAAAGCACAGCAGATGGGTATGCTAGCAGTACATAACCGTATGGCTGACGCAGACATGATTAAAGCAAGCGCTATGGCTAACTCAGTTGGTTCAAAAGCAGACATAATACAACAGCGTACTGATGCAGCGGTTCTAAAAGCGGCCTCTGATATTCATGATAAAAACATGGCAAATATGCTGTTCCAGCAAAAGTTTGCTAAAATGAGTCCAATGGAGCGCAATCAGTATTTTAACGACGTGCGTGGTCAAGCTAGAAGTTTGGCTGGCCAAGATAGTGGTACTGGTGCTCTAGGAAGTGGGATCTCGATGGACGCTATAGATGCGGCCATTGCTAAGAAGTCGAAGTCTTAAACTACAATTTAGAAAGCTTTACTGATGGATTTAGATCAACTGTCGCTTGACGACTTAAGAGCCCTACGCGCCAACAATTTGGATGCGATGTCGCTTGATGGACTCCAAAAATTAAAAGCTTTCCAAACTCCCCCAGCACCAGAAGTCCCCCACGAAGCTAAGACTGGCGTAGTAAGCGCATTTACTTCTTCTTTAAAGAGCGGCCTTGGTTCCACTATGGAAGGCCTTGGCACATTAGTTGGCGCCGATGAACTAGCTAAAAAAGGTAAACAGTACCAACAAGAAGCAGCCGCTGCCCACGAAGATACTAACGATCAAGACATTGAAGCTGCCCGTAACAAGGGTTGGTTGCCACTAGCTGGCGCTGAACTAAGTAAAAATGTACTAGAACCTGCTGCTGGTATGGCAGGTAATATGATTGGGCGTTACGGTGCCCCTATTGCTGCCGCTGCTGCGGCTACTGCCCTTGCTCCTGAGGGAGCTGCCCTTGCTGGTATTGGCGCTGGAACTGCCGCATTTGCTGGAACTAACTTGCCTATTCATCTGGGTGAAATGGTAGCGGCACAAAAAAATGCTGGCCAAGAAGCCAATTATGGTAAAGCAATTCTACCTGCAATCGTATCTACAGCAATTGACTCTTTAGGGGGTGAACTTGTAGGCGGTGCGATGAAAGGCTTTGCTTTAAAAACTGCTACCCAAGAAGCTAAAGCACTACTGCCACAAGTATTAACTGGGCAACTGACTGCAGAAGAAGCTAGCGCTAGTATCTCTGGCAAACTAAAAAACGTTTTAGCTGGAACAGTTGAAGCCGCTGGCGCTGGTACAGCGATGATGGTTGGTAATACAGCTGCTACGCATGCTGCGCTTGGGCAAGATATGTTTAGCCCTGAGGCCATGAAAGAGTATGTTGAACAGGCAAAAACCGCAGGCATTCTCGCACCATTCTTAGGCCTCTTGCACGCTGGGCAACCCGGCAAAGCAATTAAAATGCTTCAAGGCGAAGAAGCTAAAGGTATAGAACAGCGAAATGAAATTGCCCGTGAACAACAAATGGGCGGAAATGCAGACCTTCCTACAGGCCCAGAAGAACTTGATGCTGCCCAAAAAGAAACAGAATTAAGACAAAGAGCTGTGGGTATTGCAAATCAAAGACGGACAGCGGAAGCTAATTTAGATGAGTTACGCAAGCAGGCTAGCACTGAGACAGACTTAAACAAACTAGCGGACTTAAGTAAACAAGCCGAAGAGCACCACGCTGCGTTAGATGCAATAGACCCTGACAAAGTTAAAGAACAAATCAATTCTTTAAACAAAGAAAATAAAGACCTTCAAAAGCAACTTGGTAAAGTTCAAGATGACCCAGAAGCGGCCGAGCCAATTCAAACTAGCTTGGAGCAAAACCAAGCAAAAGTCCAAGACCTTACTGACCACTTAGAGGCAATAAAGTATTCTCAAGTTGAAACAGCTACTGCTGAAGAAGTCGCTCGAAAAGTAAAGGCTAAACAAAAAGAATTAGAAAAAGCCAAAGCCAACGGCGACCTATTAAGCGTGGGTAAAATTGCCCAAGAAATTAAAGACATTCAAACTAGGTTCCCTGGCGATGCAACGGCCCCGTATCGTGCATATCAAGCACGCCTTGCAGAAGAACAAAAAGCACGTGAACAGCGTGCGCAAGAAGCGCTTGAGCAAGAACAGGCAGCCAATGAAAGCAACCAAGAGATTGACCAGTCTACGGGTGAGTATGTAAGTAAAGGTAAGTATAGAGAGCAGATGACATCTGACGAGTACACAGACCTGCTTGCACAAAAGTTAGTTGATTTACATACCCGTCCTGATACACACGTACCGACAGAACTAACTCCCGCTCAAAAAGCCGCAGAAACTAAACGTGTTAATGCAATTAACGTCTTAAAAGATAACTTTACTAAAGCGGCTAGCTCATATGATGAGCTACTAAATAAAGCTAACGAACTGGGCTATGGTGAAAAAGGTCGCGGTACTGAGGTCTATACTGCTCGTGGGGATTTAGCGGCGCTCGGTAAACAAATTGAAGACGCCCGCTTAGCAATGGAAGATGCTCGCGGCAAAATGATTGACGCTATTCCTGATGGCGTAAAAACCCCAGTTGAGTCCGGCCGTGTTAGCGAGATAGCACAAGATGTACACCTGCTTGATCTGACTGACACTATAGATAGTATGCGTAAGGGCGAATTCTTTGGTGGTCCAAACCCTAAACAAGCTTCTGGTTTTTTAGCTGCGCTTGCAGAAAAAGCGCGGGGTTCTTTGGACAAGTATATCCAGTCGACAGTTAGCCGCATTAACTACGAACGTTTAGCAAAAGACATGCCCCGCCTTACAGAAGAGCAAAAGGCTGATATCGTAAGACAGCTAGATGATTTAATGACTGGCAAGATACAGCGTGCTACGGGTAAAAAAGCTCGTGCAATGGTTCTTGCTGAGCGGCTTAAAAACCCTCTTAAGACAGATTTAGCTGATGTCGAAGCAAAAATGGAGCCGCTTAAAAAACAAGGATATACTGCGAAGTCGTCACCTGTTGTTTACGCGGCGCTAGAAAATAAAGCAAATGAAATTAAGGCTGCTATTGCTAAAGTAGATGCCGCTGTTGAAAACGGAACTGTAGATCAACTAGCAAATCAGTACGGTATAGATACAACTTCTATGCCAAATGCATTACGGCGTGCTGGGTTTAGAACCACAGAGCAAGAAATCGAAACAGGTTTCCATAGGGATGAATACAAAGACGTTCAAAGGTTTGCTGAAGGTTTAAAAAATAAATACACTAATACCCCTATAAAAGAAATCGGTAAACTTCAACGACTTACTCCAGAAGCCAAGGCTCGTTATGCGGTCCAAGAAGTTCTTACTAAAAAGCAAGCTGAAAAGAACAAGGCTAAAGCTACACCGGCAGTTGAAAAAACAGCTAAAGAACGCACTGAAGAAAGCCAGGCGGAAGCAGAGCGCCAAACAGGTCTTGACTTAGCTGGTAAAAAACAAACTTTTGAGCCCGCAGAGAAACTACAAGCTGCGTTGCCACATCAAGGTCGTAAAGTTGAGACTGCGTTTAATTTTGCTAAGCAGTACTTTAAAGAGTGGAATGCTCGAAAAAGTAAAACTTTAAACGCTAAGCAACTTGCGGCTTTAAAAGAAGCTCGCCAAAAATACGTAGAATCCCGCGCCAAATTAAACGAACAATTTAAAAACAGCCAAGTCGACCCTCGTATTGCCAAGATCATGAATTGGATGGTTACTGCTGACGAAAAAACAGCAGAGTACCGAAAGGCCCAAAACCGTATTATTGGCCTAGAAGAAAAAATGCAAGATCAGGTGTTTGCTAAAACACCAGCTAAAAAAATTACCGAGATTAAAAAGCCACTTACTGAAGCTGAAAAGAAAGTTAGCGAAGATATTGGCGAAGCAAAGTATAACCAAGAGATTGCGGATATTGAACGGGCTAAATCTCCAGCTGAAAAAGCTGTTGGCCAAATTACCGAAACAAGACTTGCTGAAGTTAATAGCAAACTAAAAGAAAAGCTAAAGGCTATTCGCGATCGCATTTACGGTTTAAGCCTGCAAGACAAAGAAGCAACCGCAGCAGAACGCGCTGAGCTTGCTGAAAAACAAACTGCTCTTGAAAAGCAAGTTAAAAATATAGACACAATCTTAAACGCCCGTCGTGTTGGTATGATTATTGGGCAAGCTCAAGAAGAGCAGGGGTCTAAACGGTACAAACCCTCTAAAGCTGAAAAAGCAATGGAGAAAGAAGGGAAGTTTGAAGAAGCTGGTATTACGCCTGAAGTTTATGCTAACGTTGCTAAAACAGTGCGCCAGATAGAAGCTGAGAAAGTTAAAGCAAAACCTACAACTAACTTAAAAATTTCTAAAGAAGCGCGTAGCAAGATCAAAGAACTGGCTGGTATAGAGACCGAGCTTGAACACACTGAGATGACTCCAACGGAGAAGTCTGTGCTGACTCGTAAGCGCGATGCCTTACGTAAAGAAATTAGCGAAGAAGCCACAAAAAAAGCCAAAGACCTTGAAGCTTTATTCAAGCAAGAGGCCAAAGAAGCCGATATGGGCGTTGATGCCTATATGGTTATGGCAGATGAGCTTGAGAGTGGTGAATTTCACCCTCGTATTGGGGAAGGTAAGAACGTCGGTGTTCAAATGGCTAAGTCTGAAGCACAAGCTGTAGTGGATAAAGTTAAGCTACCTAAAGGCTTAGACGTAAAAGTTATTCAGACTCTACCTGAGACCATGAAACAATATATCCGCGATCGCGGATACGACCCAGAAAAAACAAAAGGCTTTGTTACTGAAAAAGGTAATGTAGTAATTGTTGCAGATGCACATGCTACCCCTGCTGATGTTGCGGCTACAGTTGCGCATGAAGTTACAGGTCACCTAGGCGTTGCGCAAGTGCTTGGCAAAGAAGGTATGGAGCGCTTAGTTAATAAAATTACTGCACAAGAAGGTAGTGTTCAAAAACTAGCTGACAAACTAGGTGTAGGTGACGAGGCGGCTGGGGCCTATCAAGCTGCGATTGATTCTGGTAAAACAGAACAAGAAGCAAAAGCCGAAGCTGTGCATGAAATGATTGCCCACGTAGAAGAACAACGCCCTAGCAAAGATTTTGTAGCTAAAGCTAATGATTTTATTAAAGCTTTGGTGGGTGAAGTTCGTGCTGCCTTGCGGAAAATGGGCCTTAACCTCGATATAAATACTTCTGACATTTACAAAATTCTGCGTGACGCTCGTAATGATTTTAAAGAAGTTAATCCGGGCGCGTACAAAACGGCTAACGGCGATATACAATTCCGTAGTAAAGCTAAGTACAACAGCAAGTTCTCTGATCTCGGCGATGATGTCGGCAAAATTGTTCAGGCCAACAAAACAGTTAGGGATAAAGTACATGCGGCTGCTGTAGGCTTTAAAACCCCACGTGACATTCTTAAAACTGGGGGTATGCTGTCTCAGGAAAACCGCCTAGCGGTACGGACTCGCTATATAGATAGGTTTGCCCCAGCAGAAAAAGTTGCTGAAAAGTTAACTGCAAAATTAAATAGCTCGCTTGAAGGTACGCAATTAATGTACTACCTTCGTATGTTTGATCAGGGAATTAACTGGGTAGCCCAGACCGCTTCACACGGCCCAATGAGCATAATCGAAAAGAAACGTGCTGATGGTAAATTAGAACGCCTGATTGAAACCAAAGAAGGCGCCAGCATGTTAAAAGTGTCCCAAGCTTTAAAGGCGGCGGACGTTGGCGATGCTAATGCGGCTAATCAGTTGTTTACGTTTTATTTGGCTGGACGGCGTGCGGCTAGAGTCGGTCTTAATACGTTGAACTTTAGCAAAGATGTTACTCAAGAGATGCTTGATAAGGTGATGAAACGCATCAATTCTGATGCTAAAACCAAAGCAGCTTTTGAAAAAGCAGCAAATATATACAACGACTACAACCGCGGCTTGGTAGAATTCGGTGTTCAGACTGGTAGATTCTCAAAAGAAGAAGCCGCAAGATTGCTTAAAGAGAATGACTACGTGCCGTTTTACCGTACCGCAAAAGATGGTAGCGTTATGCTTGAAATGGGTGGAGCCCAGCCTATTCATATTGGCAATATTAAAAACCAACCTTATTTACATGAACTGGTTGGCGGTGATACCGCCATTATGGACGTCTTTACTAGCGCGTTGCAAAACACTCGTATGTTAACAGATATGTCTTTGCGCAATCTGGCTACTAGAAATGTGGCGTTTAGCCTAAAAGAATTGGGCTTGCTAAAAATTAAAACAGCTCGTGGTGGCAAAGAATTTGGGTCAGGCATATATAAAGGCAAAGACGCAAGTGGGCCAGACGTAATTCACTTTAAGATTAATGGCGAAGATTACCACGCTATTGTGGATACAGATTCTGTTGGCATACCCTCTGAGTTGCTTGTAAAAGGTATGGATGGTGTACAGACTTCGATTCCTAATCTTGTTAAAGTTGCTGGCTATCCAGCTAGATTATTGCGTTCATTTATAACCCGTAACCCTGCTTATGCCGTACGCCAAATTGCGCGAGATTCTTTATCTAATGCGTTTGTAACTGGCTCGAATTCAATTCCTATTGTTGATAACTTAAAGCAGTTAGGCAGCATGCTAAAAGGAACAAATGAAGGCGAACTTTTATTAAAGCGGCGCGGTATCTTAGGCGGTCAAGTACTGGGTAACGCTTCTGACGCAATGCAAAAAGCCATGTTGCAAATTATTGATGGTAAACCAGGTTGGGAAAAAGCTATGGGGTACCTTGATCACGTGGCTATGATGGGCGATGCGTCGTCTCGTGTTACTTCTTACAACAGTTTTATTAAGCAAGGGGCCTCTGATATGGAAGCCACCTTGGCTTCTCTTGAAGCTATGAACTTTAGTAAGAAGGGCACATCCCCAAGTTTGTATCTGTTAAACCACATGGTACCATTCTTAAATGCCCAGATCCAAGGCCTTGACGTTTTGTACAAAGCTTTTGCTGGCAAGATGCCGCTTAACGATAAGCTAGACATTAAGAATAAAATTTGGCAGCGCGGTGCAATGATGGCTGCGTTTACTATGGCATATACCGCTCTTAACTACGACGATGAAGACTACAAGAACGCTACGTCTGCAGAAAGAATTGGTAACTGGTTTATAAAAGTTCCGGGCATTGATGAAAAAGTAAAGGTACCAATTCCTTTTGAAGTTGGCGGTATATTTAAAATGCTTCCAGAGATGCTTTACTCAACTGCATTCAAGGATAAGAAGCTTGGCGACGCCGCGGCTGAAACATCTAAGTACGTTGTCGATAACTTCTTACCTTCGTTCACACCAACTGCTGTTAAACCTATGATCGAGTTGGGGTCAAACTATTCGTTCTTTACGGGCAAACCAATTGAAAGCCAGCGCCTGCAAGAGCTAGCGCCGGGCCAACGTTCGTACGCTACTACCCCCGAGGCAATAAAGGCTATTGGTGCGGCTACTAATATCTCCCCAGTCAAAATGGAATACCTAATCCGCAACTATACTGGCGCCCTGCCTTTAGCATTGCTGTCGTTAGCTAACCCAGTGGCAGGTGGGGCCGAAGCACCCGAAGGTCGAGGCGCCCTAAGCAGTACAACCCCAATTGTTGGCGCATTCTTCCAGCCTAAAGATGCAAATGGTCTAATTGATAAAGCCTACGAGCAGATGGATAGCGTAATTCAAGCTAATAACTCTTATAAAAACCTGGTTGAAAGCGGTCAAGACGAAGAAGCTGAAGCCCTTATGACTAAGCAAGCGGATTTAATAGGCATGGCCAGCTTCTCCGGCAACTTCAGGCATCAAATGGGTGAACTGTCTAAACAAGAGCGCGCTATCAGGGCAATGACAGGTATTAACGGTGCTGAAAAACGTGCGGCTTTGGACGAAATTAAAGAAGCTAGGATAGAACTTTCTAAGGCCTTCCTTAGCGCACGCGAGTAAACCACACTCCTAGCTTTCCATCTTTGCGGCCTACTTCTGCTTTGGCAATAACTTGGTGGTAAAGGGCGGCTTTTAAACCGTTTACCTTTACCTCCTCCAGTGCCAAAGTTGGAACAAAAAAGCCCCCTTTCGGGGGTACTTCTAACCACGGAAAGTGCACCCTAATCTTCCTCACTGATAACCACAGGGCGGCTGATCTTAATTACATTAACCCGCATAGATGGGCCGCGTGTCTTAGCCAGCATATCTTTGCGCATGTATCCAATCTTGTAATTAGGTAGCGTTTCGAGTTCCGCCTTTAAGTCGGAGTATCCGTAACTCATAGTAGAACAATGCTGTTTAAGAAGTTGCTCCTCAATGTAATAGTCAACATGCCCCGGCGTTACGTCATGCTCCACCCTTCCAGCAACATCTGACCTAGTTAAAGATTGGTCAATTTCGTTTTGGCCCCCTAGTGTTGCTTTAGTAATTCCGTCAATTGCTTTAACAACAACAAATTTACCGTAGCATTCACGAGTGTAAGCGTTAAGAACATCTTCAGCACTACGGCGGTTGCCTCGTACAGCTGCTCTAGCCTCATTAACCATTCCACGTAAAGTCTCAATAATTGGCCGAAGGGGTACATCAATAATGTTTGCGTATTTTTTTCCCATAAGTATCACTATAGCTACGATGGCGGCATTACCAGCAGTCCAGTAACGCTCGTCATCTGATGATTTAAATTCCGCTTTTAACTTCTCGCGGGTCTCGTTGTACACCTGAACTGCTATCAGTCTATTCTTAACAATCCAACGAACCAATTCACGGCCTACCACTCCGTAATTTGTTTTAAGAATATCGACTGTACTACTTTCTGTGGCAGACGCCCACTGCACTTCTTTGGCTGGTTTAACCTCTAACATACGAAGCATCTCAGCCTGAGATGTATGCTTGCGGCCGCCCGATAAGAAATCATATATGTGAGTGTTGCTTGAAAACAACACCATTAAGTTCCAAACAGTTGTGTTCAGTCTTTCCCTATTGGCACCCTGTTCCATGCGTTCCTTGCCCTTACCTTGGGTTAAATCAAGTAAGAATTGCGGAAGCCACTCGAAGGACTCACGGTTTTTGTTTGTAATCTCATCCATTACAAGCGGCAGGCTATTAAGCATACCTTGTCGGTTCTGCGATGCTACGGCTGAAGTTGATTGCGTAACCCTATATAGCTCAGGATGCCCCCAAAAACTAGCCGCTAGAGCCAAGGCAAGCGATTTGCCGCGCCCAGAACCTGACGACCCAAGATGGTAAACAACGCCCCTAAAGCCCGAGAAATGCATCAAGATAGAAGCGGGGCCTACCATACCCATAGTAACAATCTCCCACAACTCCTTGGCGATATACATATTGAGCACTTTCTTCCACTCATCTACTGTACCGGTTGGCTTTGTGGCGTGGTTAATATTAGCCAAAGTGGGAGTAGGTACATACAGCTCCCTACCATCTGGAAAGAATACAGTGCTGTTATAGACAAAAGAATTATCGTCTTGCCATCCGCAGTTCTGGGGTACTTTAACCGCAACCTTGTTTGAGCTAGCGTATTCTACGCAACCCCTGACATATTCGTACAGATTGACGTCGTTACCTTTTCCATAGACAGCAATTATATTGTGGCTTGCCAACATCTTGACCGTCTCGTCCTTACTTACTACCGATTTTTGCGGCATGATGATATCGGACGTTCCATTTGGGCGGCAAACTACCATATGAATAAGATGCTCATCACCGTTATCTAGGATGTCCACAATAAACAAATCGTAAGGCAGAATCATTACCTGCTTCTTAGATTTTGTCCCACTTTCAGGGTCATCAACCATTTTGTCTACAAAGATACCGCCGTTAGAACCATAGCTAAATCCACGTGGCGGAATCGGGCGCACAATCATTAACTGCTCAGCCGGTTTAGTGTCTGTAGCTGCTTTAGTTTCAACAATGATTTCTTTAGGCTTATTGTCGACCTTGATCTCGCGGCCTAGCGCAAGCGGGTTTTTAATTTTGCCTAAATGCGGGCACCCTTTACATACTCCAGGGTTTGCCTCATCTAGCTTTAAGCAGCTATAAGGCCCTTTAATTTGGTGCCACTTGGTGTTGTGACGATCCATATCGTACGGATGCATGGCTGATAAAGCTTGCCCCTCTTCTTCACCATCTTCGCAGTACTTAGCTATACTGAGTACGCCCCGCCACAAGGGCTCCATGCCATCATCTTTAGCGTGGTCTATGTAGTGCTGAATCTGTTTGCATTTTGGTGCGAGATTTTTAAAGAAGGTAATCGAGTTTTCAACCAACTTTACGTTTGACGCAACACCCTTTAGGTCTGGACGTTGACCCGGTAAATCGAACTTAGGTAAAAATTCATGGGAATCTTCCCCGACCTTTTCTTTGATGACCGTAGATAAAGTATTGAAATCAAACGTAGTCCCGACAACGCGGATTGATACGGCGCGGGGGGTTTCTTGTTTGTAGTTCTGTGTATCAGGTACACGTAGTACTCGAGCTGCATCGCCAGTTACCATAGCGTCAATGCGTAGGCCTTCTTTCTTGCACAGGCGCTTAAGGTTTTCTGCTACAGGTTTCCATACAGCGATATCAACTTCTTCTGTAAACGGCCAGTATACGTGTATGCCGCCGCCACTAGATACGATGTATGGGGTTCCGAGGCTGTCTAACGAAGTTGAAGACAAAAATGTATGCAGGGCCGCCGCAGCTTCCTTCTGAGTATCATAATCCTTTCCTTCCCCACAATCAATATCGAGGAACAAAGATTTTATTTTTACAGTATCCGTGGCTAATCGCTTGCCACTTGCGTTGAATGATGCTAGCGCATAAAAAGCATTTAAGCCTTCACCACTAAACTGTGTAGCTTTGCTATACAGCTCATCAATCGTGTCAACAAACACGTGTTCTTTTTTAGCTGTGCTTAGTTCGCAGGCGCAATATTTACCCGAAGACGGAAGCACAGTCGCTAGGAATTCCTGCGACTTCATATGATGCTCCTTCGGTTAACCGTTAGTTATTTGGTTTGATTGGTGTAATGTTTCCTTTATTTGTATTGTGAGCATTTTTTCATCGCCTCTTCAACTGTTGTGCTAGTTTGTAATATGCGTAACAGATTGGTCACGCTTGTTCTGTATGATGGGGTTACTTCGGTTCCGGAAAACCAGTTATAAACCGTCTGTCTTGTTGCGCCTGTATATTCTGAAATCTTAATTACAGGGAAATTTAATTTGATAGCCCATCGACCCAGCTGATTGCCTAGGGTCTTTTCCGCCTTGGCGGTGGACTGTCGTATTGTTTCTGAGTAAGCCATATTATTATTCTCGTTGGTTTAAGGGTGGGGGTACTTGTGCGCTTAACAGGAGTATCAAAATAAATACAGTACAGGCTATTTAGAGTCGCCGAGCCGACTTGCACGTTCCCCCCAAAACTAATTACTCGTCGTCTGCATCCCACGAATCAACTACAGACGCTAGGTCTCCAGTTTTCTTTGCTGGAACAGCCGATACTTTAACAGCAGGCTTACGTTTTTCAGGTTCATCAAACGCCTCGGCAGGTGCTTCTTCTTTTACTGGCTTAGCAGGAAGGCCTGGAAGTGCTGCTTTCTTAGTGCCGTTGCTCGATGAGACTGTCATAACAACAGCTTGTTTGGCTTCGATCGACTCGCTCTTTGCTAGAGCATGTTCAAACTCGTCTTCAGTCAACCAACGCATAGGCTGGAAGAATAGCTTGGGTACAGCGGCTTTAGTATCAAAACGCATACGAGTCACGACGGTCTCAGGGCTAATGCCTTGGGCAGCTAGGAAGCGAGCGTAAGCCTGTAATGGGCGCTTGTCGCCGTCCTCTTTACCGAAGATTGATGTAGCAGATAACGTTAACTGCATAACATCTCCGCCCACATCGTTAGCAAGTACAACCGCTAAACGCTGGCTAAAACGGCACGCTCTAGAATCACCTTGGCCTGAACCTTTGGCATTTTGTGGGCATGATGCGCAGTTAGTGTGCTGTTGATCACGGACAGATGCATCTGGTAGTTCACCATCGGCAGACCAACAATCGGGGCCTTTTGTAGAACCTTCTTCGTATGTACCTGCGTAGAATGTACGGCTAATCTTAGGCGCAGCTTGAACAATAACTACATCAAGATGGCGGTCGTCAATTGCCGCAACTTCTTCACTGCCGGACATTAAACGAAATACGCCACCTTTAACGGAAATGCGTTTACCAAAATTGCCACCGCCCGCCAAGCTTTTGGCAAGGGAGGAAAGGTCTACCCTCTTAGCAAATGCAGGTAAGTTAGTGGGGTTAAATGCTGTGAGTTCTTTACTCATTTGTTGCTGCTCCTTCTTTAAATGCGGTTGGCCTAACAATAGCTGCGCCTACCTGTAAAAATTGTAAAAATACTTCTGCTACTTCAGTTACTTCGTATGCGTCTCCTTCGTACAAGTGGCTTACTGCTCTTTCAAGAGCTGTTTTGCGTAGCTCAATTTCTAGCCAAATGTTTCGTGACGCCTGTTCTACTGCTTCTTGTTGCGCTGGGGATAATGTTTCCACTTACTTCTCCTTATTTAGTTGGTTTGCGTACTGATACTGATACTTCGGACATAGAGTTTAACCCCATTGGAACAACCCCAGGATTTTCATCTAAGAACATCGCCATATTCTTTTGAGCAATACGCTTCTCAAACAAGTCTAGGGCATCATGCTCTACAACAAATGTCTTAAATGAATCCCAGTCATCTGTGTAGTAGCGTGTCTTTTGCGACAGGATAATTGTGCCTTCGTCAGTTTTTACAGACTGAAGTCCGAGCGCCACCATCTGATCTTTCATAGCGTTCTTTATTTCTTCCTGTTGCGCTTTTAAGGCTTCGAGCTGTGACTCGTATTGCGTCGTAAGCTCGTTTACTCGTGCGTATATCTTGCGATACACTTTTGCTAGTTTGTCTAGCGGGATATTTTCGTCTGACATACTTCCTCCTTTGTCAATAATTATACATAAATGCAGACAACTGTACAACCTAAATATAGGTTTTAATTTAAACCAACTTCCTCCTTATACAAATTCAGCAGAATATCGTGCCCTTCAACACGCTTCTCTAGTTGAGCAAACATCCGCTTTTCTATATCGCTACCTTGCAAGTGTATCACAGTAACATTTGTACTGGTCTGACCAATACGATCTGCTCTAGCAATACACTGTAGGTAGGTTTCTACAGACATAACGGGGCCGTAAAACACTACTGTATCCGCGGCGGTAAGCGTCACCCCATGAGAAGCTGATTGGGGCTGAACAACTAGTATACGCGGGTTTGGTTCAGTTTGGAACCGTTTAAAAATATCCGTGCGTTTATTTACGGATACGTCACCATGAATAACCTCAGAGCCTATATTGTGCTTAAGTAAATAGGTGTGGATCGTTTCAATGCTGTGCCTAAATGGTGCAAAGACAATAACCTTTCTGTTGGTTTCTTCCAACACTTCTAGCAAAACATTCAAGCGGGGCGCGCAATCAAACTCCACTACTTCATGCGCGTCTGTATAAGCAGCGCCCGCTGATATCTGCAAAAGCTTTGATACGCCTGCCGCGGCATTTACCGCAGTAATGGTTTCCCCTGATGCCTGCATAACCATTCTTTCCTTAAGCAACTTATAGTACTTGACTTGCTGTGGGGTTAGTGGTATTTCACGGGTAACGGTAATCACAGGTGGCAGGTCTGTGCACTCTTCTTTGGTAAACCGAATGGCGGGTTGAAGCGCATCAAATACTGCCTCTGCCGCACCGCTTTTTGGAACCCATTTAAACTGCGTTAGTTTTTTCATAACCTTATCGCGCCATGCAGTAGCAAACTTAGGGACGCCAGAAGGATTAACTAACCGAGCCAAGCCATACGCATCCACGGGAGATTGCGCTGATGGGGTACCAGTCATCATCCACAGTAATGAATCAGGACGGACGATTTTGTTTAACGATTTCCACCGTTTAGTAGAAGAGTTTTTGTATGCGTTTGCTTCATCTACTATGACCAAATCAAACCGCCCGTCCATCGCAACTTCATCGGCAATAAGATTGAGCCCATCATAATTGACTATTACAAACTCATAATCGCCTTGTACCATTTCTATACGTCGACTAGCCTGAGCATGGTGCGCCACAATTGCGGATCTATGGATTATGCTACTTGATATACCACTCATCCAAGCGTCATGCATAATAGACAGCGGACATAGAATTAAACACCGCCGTACTTTCTTTAATCGCATAAGATAGTCAGCCGCCCATAAGGCGCTAAGGGTTTTACCCGTACCCGGATCATTGAACACAAATGCTTTGGGGTGTAGCGTTAAGAAAGATGCTGTTTCTATTTGGTGCGAAAAAGGACGATGGCGACCAGGCCAATCATATCTAGCCGTTATCGGGGATACTACATCTTTAACCCCTAAATTTCTTAATACTCTAGTTTCGTCTAACCCCCAAAATACTGCCATTTCATACACACCGTTTTGTTCACCTACTACTTTACTGCGGGGTATGATGCTGTACTTATCGGGGTCTCTTGTTCTAAATACTAATGCTTTGTTTTCTATAATTTGCATTTAAGAATTTCTCCAATACACATCTCTGGGGTTATCCAACATGGATTTAATAAGTTCATCTGTATTAAAGAACCATTGAATAACTTTCGTGCCATCATGCTGCATGATTGTAAAACTCATGGCATTAGTTCCTTAGGTGGTCGGTCGTCACCCTCGGGGTATGTGTTTGTATAAAGCATTAGCATTCTTAGATTACACATGGCGTGAGCCAAATGGGTTTGCCCTGATTCAGAATCAATATCTTCCCCAGCCTGCCAAGCGGCAATGTGGCGCAAAGCGCACGCTAGTGGGACAGACCAAGGCATCCCTTTCATCCAGTTATGGGCGGCGTACTTTTTAGCGCCGTACATCCATACTCTAGCTTCTTCTTCAAGAGTAACTAAAGGTATCAAACTAAAGTCCGGTTTACCTCCGTTATACCTAGCGCCTGATCCTTTGGCTGTACTACTAACATCGCCTATCCCACCCGCCTCTGGTATTGCGGGTTGTTGTGGAATTCTTAACGGTATCTTAGTTACCGTATCATCTGTATGCCAGTTATAGCCTGTACCTGCTCCTTCGTTTGTGCTCATATATCCTCCTATTTGATTGAGCCGTCTGATTTTCTTGCAAAACTTCTATTGGCGCTGGCACTCTTTGCTCTGAGGTTACTTCGCACCGTCTTACCGCCTTTACTTAACGGCTTGGTGTGGTCTACATCTTTGCCGTCACCTTTATGAACTACGCCTTCTTTTTCCAGCATGCGTCTTGCTTTATTGCGCTGGGCGCGTTTCTTTTTTACTGCTTCTGTGCCGTCGTAGTTTGCATACTCGGCTTTGTAATCACGTTTATATGTCATATATTTTCCTTTCTGACGCAATTTCGGTTGCGCGATTGTTCTGTTTTTAAGATCCATTTACAGTTAGATGGCATGTATCCTTTATCGTTATTGATTCGTTCTATGGAACCGTTTTTAATTGGGCATTTACCCATATCAGCGTAAAAGTTTTCAAACTTTTCCCAGCGTTTGCAAACAGTAATACCACGCCCGCCGTACCTGTGATACCGAGGGTGCTTTTCATAAGAACAGCGTTTTTTCATTGCTGTCCATACGCTAAACTCAAAAGTGTTCGTCAGCCCATGCGTTTTATTTCTTAGGGAAGCCTGCTCTTGCCTATAGCACCCACAACTGACAGAAGTTCCTTTAGTTAGTTGATCAGACCTTTGAACTTTTTTAGTTCCACAATCACATAGGCATGACCATAAAGCAGCTCCGCGAGCTGTGCTACCGACACGCGCTAAAACTGTTAGCCTGCCGTACTTTTTACCTACTATGACTTTAGTGTGTATGCTCATTTATGTTTCCCGTTAAATTCGCATGATATCACAGGACAATGCTGCTTGCAAAGACCAGAAGATGTTGGGTTCCAAACCCCTGTGCTATAACTACTAGCCAACTTCGCAACTCGTTCACGATAGCGCCACCAATGAAAATCTACATCTTCTAACATCATTTTTTGTTTTACTGCCGTACCTTTAACCACAAACAACAACGCTGAATTAACTTGGCGTATATGTGGGAAGTGCGCAAAGACCATTAACGACATTAGAATTAACTGGTCTTTATCGGGGTACTTGTTATTGCCGGTCTTATAGTCGATGACCCAAGCTTTTAAGCCGTCGTCATCAATAATAAGTAAGTCAGCAATACCGCGCGCCCAAACATCATCTGCCTTGAAATCGCAAGGGGTTAAATCTTCTCTCACCCCCATTTCGTACTCCGTAAGTTTGCGTCCTTCTTTCTTAAGTAAGCTATCCAGTACAGGCTTCATGAATGCATGCTCGGGGGGCAACTCTTTACCGTCCCTAATATATAACTCAGCCGACTCATGTACTTGTTTACCGTAGATAGTGTGAACTGTGTCAGTGAAGGGGTAGTTTTTAAGTACTTTAACTTCTTGAAACCGCCGAGCACAACCTTCGTAATCCTTGAGTCCTGAATGACTCCACTTAATTTTATCCATTAGAATTTCGCTGTCCGTATAGCTTGTTCAAGGCGGTCTGCAAACCCACTAACAAATTTCTCGTTGTGGTTAAGTTTGCTCTCGCCCATATCGTAGAGAATGGCGTGGGTGATCTCATGCCATAAGGTATTATGCTGGCGAGTTGCCGCTTGCTTGGCAATGGAAATCGTGTGGTCGGTAAAACAGTAAGCCCCGCGACACTCAGCCCTACCTACAAACACATCGTCATACACAGCAATTTTAATTTTGCGGTTACCTATCTTTATTTCTTTTGGTACTGCGTATTGTTTTTTCACTTCGCTTCTCCGTATCGTTTGGCACAGCCGGTCTCAGCGTCAAGAGGGATTCCTGACATGTATTTAGGTTCTGTGACCATCTGCGCGTATACCCAAGTTTCAGCTTCTTTAGCTTCTGACTCGGGGACTAGTACTACAACTTCATCATGCACAGTTAATACGCACGGATATCTCCTTTGAATCCGTAACATACCATCCGTCATGACACATCGTGCTACTGCTTGCACAATATTTTCTACTATTTTACCACCGTACAGTTTCTTAGGCTTGTTTTTAGCGTCTCCACCATACTGCCACTGGACTCTACCCTTGTTGTCTGCATGTCCTTCAAGGTTAGGGTAGCGGATAGATAAGCCACTCGGTAGTTCAATAGCTTCTTTCTTAAATGTAATACATTTATATTTATATTCCTTACCCCTAGACAAGCATGAAAGGATAGAGTCGTTACACAGTTGCCAAAAGGCCACAACATCCTGCGATGTGGCTCGGTAAATATCAATGATCTTTTTTGCTGCAACGCAATGAATAAGCAACTCGTCCTTAGTGCATGTATGAGGTATCTCATTCATCTTCTCTAGGTTTTTTTCCCAGCTAATAAAGTCTTGCATATCCTGACCAGTAACACCTAGCTGTTTGGCAAAAGCCTTATCGTACATAGTAGGTGGAGCGCCAAGGAAGCCAGTTAATAACTGCGCCGCAAAGCTAGCCCAACCCATACCATAGCCGCAACCTAGAAGCGCCGATTTAGCTGACTGGCGGAGATCGGGATGGGTGTCTTTGGTAAGGGTAGGAATGCCAAACATCTGCGCGCCAAACGCGGCATACGCATCCTGCCCGGAGGAAAAGATCGTGAGAAGAGGCGTAAAGTCCGCAAGGTACGCAAGTACTCGGGGCTCGATTTGGGAGAGATCGCAGACCACCAAGGTATAGCCTTCCGGCGCTTGAATACTTTTGCGTAGAAAAGACCCCCGCTTGAGGTTTTGTAAATTAAGGCCCGAGCCTTTGCTCGCCGACCAACGACCTGTGTG